TTCTATATCGATGTTGGTAACTTACCAAAATTAAAAGCAGAACAATATCTTCGTGATATCATGGTCAAGTATCGTAACAAACTTGTTTATGATGCAAACACTGGTGAGATTAAAGATGAGCGCAAACATCTTTCGATGCTTGAAGATTTTTGGTTGCCTCGCCGTGAAGGTGGTAAAGGTACAGAGATTACAACATTACCAGCAGGACAGAACCTTGGTGAGTTGCAAGATGTTCAGTACTTTCAAAGAAAATTATATCAGTCATTGAATGTGCCAGTTGGTAGACTTGATACACAACCTGGAGGTATGGTTGGTCTTGGTCGTGTTACTGAAGTCACAAGAGATGAAGTTAAGTTTGCCAAATTTGTAAAACGTCTTCGTAATAAATTCTGTCAGTTATTTGATGGTGCTTTAAAGGTACAATTATCTCTTAAAGGTATCTGCACCACTGAAGAGTGGGATGAAATCAAAGAATCTATTTGGTATGATTTTAAGAAAGACAATAACTTTGCTGAGATGCGTGAAGCAGAGTTGTTGCGTGAAAGATTAAATTTAGTTGCTACAGTTGACCCATACATTGGTAAGTACTTCTCATTAGAGTGGGTTAAGAAAAATGTTCTTCAACAATCTGATGATGAGATTGAAGAGATGCAAAAACAAATTGAGGAAGAGCAAAAGCTATTTCCTGACTTAGCACAACCATCAGGACCTAATGGTCAACCTGTACCACCAGGACAAGAACAACCAGCGCCAGTTCCAGGTGAAGGAACTGAGTTGGGTGATTTGACTGGTGTAGATAATACTGCTGATAACTCTACTGAATCAAATGGAGAATCTATGACTCCTATGCTTGATTCTACTGTAGATAAGTTATCAGGTGGTATAAATAAATCAAAGAAATAATTATTGGAGAACATCGTGGCTAATGAACAAACAAGACAATTTTTAGACTTAATCGGTCAAGACGATAAAGTAGAAGCAAGAGAAGTAATTGAAGATATGTTATCGCAAAGAATAATTGCGGCACTAGATGCTCGTAAGCAAGATATTGCATCAACCATGTTTGACACAGAAACAGAAACAGAATGAAATTCTTAAAGAACATTCGTGAAGATATTGTTGTTGAAGAGGAGAAGTCTGACTACTCCAAATTCGACACACTGGTTCGTGCAGGACTTGCCAATAAGGCACAGTTACAAAGAATCCATAAAATTCTTGATAAGATGCAAGAACCAAATCCACAATTCAGTAGTGCTGACCGTGCTATTGTTGTGAATATCTTTAACCGTATGGTTGATGTTCTTTCGAATAACAAACAAGTTTTCTCTTTGGCTCGTAAAGCGGTTAAAGAAGAAGAAGAAATTGAAAACTCAATCAGTACCGAATCTATTGATGAGGCATATGCAAGACCAGTTGACCCACCTCCAGTCTTGGTATTGAAAAGAAAAGCTATTCGTGTTTTCCCAAATAGAACAAGAGTTGCACTTTACTTCAATGACAAGATTGGTCGTTACTTCAGTGTGCCTTATTCAACACCAGATGAGACTAATAAATTTGATAGCACTGCACAGATGGCAGGTATGCAAGCAATTGCCACTGAAGAAGTCATTTACGAAAGTGCATTTGATGCATTGAAAAAGATTGTTGATGATAAGCAACATCAAAAAGTAAAATTTGATGATGGCTCAAGTGCAACAGTTGATGGGTTTACTGCATCAGCAATTATGGCTGTTCATAAAGCATTGAACGATGACAATAAGAAAAAGATTGAAGATTTAGTCAACAAAAGTAAAGCTGGTATGATGAAGGCTTCATCTTTTGCATTTAAACAAATGAAATGATTGACGATATCATCAGACAACGATTTGAAGATGCAAAAGATAGAATCTTTGCGTCACTAGATGAAATGCTTGAGCGCAAATTGATTGCTCTCAAAAGAACAATTGCATCAGATTATTTTGAAGAACTATCAGAGGCTTTTAATCCTAACAGACAGAAGGTAGGAAGAATCATTAAGATTCGCCGCCGTATTCGTAGAGATAAAAAAGGTAAGATGGTTATTCAAAAGAATAAGAGAAAGTCAGCAATTAAAGGTTTCAGAATTTCTGGTAACAAAGTTGTTCGTGTCTCTGCCGTATCAAGAATGAAGAAGTCTCGTAACTTGAAAAAGTTTTGGAGGTCAAAAGGCCGCTCTAAGTTGCGTAGAACATTACTTAAAAGAAAAATGTCAATGAACCGCCGTAAGGCAATAGGACTAAAATAAAATGGCTTATGAAATTTTAAACTCATTAAGAAGTCGTTCAATTATTCGTGTTACTGGTAATACTGCCACACGAATTAACTTGTCGGCTCTTTCAGCTAACAGTTCGCTTGAGACCGTTAACTCAGCATCACTAACACATGTGATTACAGCCACTGATGGTAAGTGGGTAATCTATCGTGGTAATGATGCAAGTGGTCCAGTATTGCTTTCACTGTTTGGCTCAAACGATTTACCATTATCTGTATATGATGTGGCACTTGCTAATGGATCAACATCAAACATCTATGTAACAAACTCAGGTACAGATGGAACACTTATTATGCAATTCACAAAAAGCACTACTTACACAGTTGATACAGGTCTACTATGAAACTAATTAAAGAATATGTTGAGAATGTAAAGTACTTGACTGAAGCCGATGAAAAGACTGGCAAAAAAGGGTACTATATTGAAGGCGTTTTCATGCAAGCAAATCGCCCAAACAAAAATATGCGAGAGTACTCTATGGATATTCTCGGTAATGAAGTGAATAGATATGTGAAAGAATATGTAGAACAAAATCGTGCGTATGGTGAGTTAGGACATCCTGATACACCAACAATCAATCTTGAGCGTGTTTCACACATGATTAAGAGTCTGAAAGCTGAAGGTAATAATTTTATCGGAAAAGCAAAAATTATGGATACGCCTTACGGAAACATCGTCAAAAATCTGATTGATGAAGGTGCTGGTATAGGCGTGTCTTCTCGTGGTCTTGGATCATTGCGTAAAAGAAATGATGGTATCAATGTCGTACAAGATGATTTTCGTCTTGCAACAGCGGCCGATATCGTAGCAGACCCATCAGCGCCAGACGCTTTTGTACATGGAATTCGTGAAGGAAAAGAATGGGTTTTTGTTGAAGGTCGATTTGAAGAAGTCGATATTGACAGAGCAAAAACCGCAATTCAGAAAGCATCCCGCAAGGATATCGAAACGGTTGCCGCACAACTATTCGAGAATTTTTTACGAAAACTTTAATTTTATAAATAAAGAATCATAAGGAGATTTTAAATGGCTAATCAACTCTTAGAAGCGGCTGCCGAAATTCTAGCTAACAGCAAGAAATCTGCACCATCTGACAGTCCTAAAAAACCAGAAGGCGAAATTCAAGACTTGGGTGGTGATACACCTGAAAAGCACGCCGACAGCAATGTAAAAAATGCTACTGGTACTAAAGCAGTAGCGCCGACTACAAAACCATCTGCCGCATCTTCTAAAATGGAAGAAGCTGAAGTTGATGGCGAAATGGTTGCTGAAGACTTGTCTGCTGACATTGATGCAATTTTTGGAGATGAAAACATCTCTGAAGAATTCAAATCAAAAGTTTCTACAATTTTTGAGGCTCGTGTTACTGACAGAATCAATACAATTAAAGAAGAAATCGAAGCCGAATATTCTTCTATGCTTGAAGAAGCGGTTGAATCTATTCGTACAGATTTGACAGAAAAAGTTAACGACTATCTCGACTACATTGTAGAAGAGTGGATGAAACAAAATGAAGTAGCCATCGAAAAAGGACTTCGTACCGAAATGGTAGAAGACTTTATTGGTGGATTGCGTAACCTATTTGCAGAGCATTATATCGATGTGCCTGCTGAAAAAGTTGACCTTGTTGATGAGTTGGCAACGAAAGTTGAAAGCCTTGAAGACAAGTTGAACGAAGAAATTCAGCGTGGTATCGAATACAAGAAGCAATTGACCGAAGCTAAAAAGATTGAAGTTGTTCGCACAGTGTGTGAAGGATTGACATCTACTCAAGTTGAAAAAATCAAATCGCTTGCAGAGAGCGTAGAATTCTCCACAGAGGAAGAATACCAAGAAAAACTTGAGACCATTCGTGAAAATTACTTCCCTTCAGGAATGAAGAAAGCCAATGCATCGCAAATGCATGAGCAAGTCGAAGATGGTTCAGAAAAACCTGCTATCAAAGACGCTCGTATGGCCGCTTACGCAAGTGCAATTTCAAAAACTTTACCTAAATAAACCCAAGGAGCAAAAATATGTTTCTCTCAGAAGAAATTTCCAAAAAATGGTCGCCAGTTCTTGACCATCCAGAACTAGCACCAATTAAAGATCCGTATCGTAAAGCTGTTACGGCAGTTATTCTTGAAAATCAAGAAAAAGCATTCTACGAAGAAAATAACATTCTTCGTGAAGCTACTCACGCTAACGCCGCTGGCGCTGGTGGTTTCAGTGGTGGTGCAAACGCAGGTGGTCCAGTTGCAGGTTTCGACCCAATTCTTATCAGCCTAGTTCGCCGTTCATTACCAAACCTTATCGCCTATGATATCTGCGGTGTTCAACCAATGACAGGCCCAACAGGTTTGATTTTCGCAATGCGTTCACGCTATGCTGGTCAAGCTAACACAAACGATGAAGCATTCTTCAACGAAGCTAACACTACTCACTCTGGTGATTATCCAAATGACACACAAGTAACGCTTGGTGTTGCTGGTACTGCAAACACAACTAACACTTTCGTACAAAATGCGGCAGTTGGTGGTGGTTTGACAACAACACAAGCTGAATCACTTGGTTCATCTGATGCAATGAAAGAAATGGCTTTCGCAATTGAGAAAGTTACTGTTACTGCACTTACTCGTGCTTTGAAAGCAGAATACACAATGGAACTTGCACAAGACTTGAAAGCAGTTCATGGTCTTGACGCTGAAACAGAATTGTCAAATATTCTTTCCGCTGAAATTCTTGCTGAAATTAACCGTGAAGTTATCCGTACAATCTATGGCGTTTCTAAAATCGGCGCACAAGTTGGTACAACTACTACTGGTACTTTCGACCTTGACACTGACTCTAACGGTCGTTGGATGGTTGAAAAAATCAAAGGTTTGACTTTCCAAATCGAAAGAGAAGCTAATGCGATTGCTAAAACAACTCGCCGTGGTAAAGGTAACATCCTTATCGTTTCTTCAGATGTAGCATCTGCATTGGCTATGGCTGGTGTTCTTGATTACAACTCTGCATTGAACTCTCAAGTTAACTTGACAGTTGACGATACAGGTAATACTTTTGCAGGTACTATGTTCGGTCGTATCAAAGTGTACATCGATCCGTATTTCACAGCAACTGGTTCTTCTGAATTCGCTGTTGTTGGTTACAAAGGTACTAACGCATATGATGCTGGTATTTTCTACTGCCCATATGTTCCATTGCAAATGGTTCGTGCTGTTGATACTTCAACATTCCAACCAAAGATTGGTTTCAAAACTCGTTACGGATTGGTTGCAAACCCATTCGCAAACGGTACCACTCAAAGCTATGGTGCATTGACAGCACAAAGCAACAATTACTATCGTTCATTCAAAGTAACGAACTTGATGTAATTAATAAGCCACCTTCAAGAGTGGCGTTTGAAAGAGGGACTTCGGTCCCTCTTTTTTTTGCTTATAAATACACATATGACAGCACTTAACAGAACCCCCGATAATACAAACTTCTTCCAATCGAACAAGTTTCTATTGACATTTCTTAGAGCACCGGCAATGCAATATTTCTGCCAGTCAGTGAATTTGCCTGGAGTGTCTCTATCAGAAATTCCACAATCAACACCATTTGTTGATATCTTCAGACCTGGAGAGAAAATCATATATGATGTACTCAATGTGACTTTCTTGGTAGATGAAGATTTGATTTCATGGTTTGAAATTCACGATTGGATTCGTGCATTGACATTCCCAACAAAGTTTGAAGAGTATAAAAATCTAGGACAACTTTCACCAAATGCAATTAACACATCAACTCCTCAATACTCTGATGCATCATTGACTTTGCTTAACTCAAAAAACAATCCAACTTATAGAATTAAGTTTATCGATTGCTTCCCAACAACTCTATCATCTATAATGATGTCAACAACCGATGATGCCAATGCAGTTATTACTGCCGATGCGTCATTCAGATTTACCGTATTTAATATTGACAAAGTTTAAAATTGTGTTATACTAGTTGCAGATTAGTGTAACTATTACTGAGGTAATTATGAATAAATTGAATGAGTTGTTAGATATGTGGACCAAAGATTCTGACATGGACAGAACAGAACCAGGCAAAGAACTTTTAAACATACCTAAACTTCATAGCAAGTATCTGCGTATTCTATCGAACAGTAAACTTGAAGTCAAGAATTGTGAATTCAAGTTAGCCAAAATAAAAAGATTGAAGTGGGAATACTACACAGGTAAATTGGATGATGACCAATTGAAAGAGCATGGTTGGGAACCATTTCCATTTGTTCTCAAATCGGACATATCTACATATCTAGAAAGCGATGAAGACATGAATCGTGTGATTGCTCAGAAAGCACTCAACGAAGAAATGGTTGATTCATGTAACGCTATTTTAAAAGAACTCAACAATCGTACATGGCAACTGCGAGACTTTATAGCATGGGAAAGATTTATACAGGGTGCATGATTTAGTAATTAGAAAAGTGAATGAAGTATTCTTACATATCGAATGTGAGAAATCAGTAGCACAAGAACTGTCAGACTACTTCACATTTTATGTTCCTGGTTATCAATATACACCAGCATACAAATCAAGATATTGGGATGGTAAGATTAGGTTAATTGACCTAAGAAGTTTTCACATCTATCATGGTCTGTTAGACCACATTCGTGTGTTTGCTAAAGAAAGAGAGTATACTCTTTCAGTTGATAGATTCTCAGAAGTCACAGAAAACTTCTCAATGAAAGAAGCCCATGATTGGGCGTTATCATTAAACCTTCCACACGAAGTAAGAGACTATCAACTCAAAGCGTTTGCTCAAGCAATTCGTAATAAAAGAATGTTGTTGATATCTCCAACAGCATCAGGCAAATCTCTGATACTTTATTTGATAACATCGTTTCTTCAATTCAGTATGCAGAACAGAAAAGGTCTGATGATTGTACCAACAACATCATTGGTTGAACAGATGTTCACAGACTTCAAATCATATGGTTATGATTCAGAAGAATACATACACAGACAATACTCAGGTAAAGATAAAGTCACAGAAAAGTTTCTGACAGTGACTACATGGCAATCGATTTATAAAAATCCACCTGAGTACTTTGAACAATTTGATTTTGTTCTTGGTGATGAGGCACACCAATTCAAAGCAAAATCATTGACAACGATTATGACTGGTCTTGTCAATTCAAAATATCGCATTGGTTGTACAGGAACACTTGATGGAACTCAGACACATAAACTTGTGCTTGAAGGTCTGTTTGGTCCTGCTACACAAGTCACTACCACAAAAGAACTGATTGACAATAAACAGTTAGCAGATTTTTTCATCAAGTGTTTGATATTGAAATATCCTGAAGCCATTTGCAAACAATCAAGAGACTGGGACTTCAATACTGAGATTGAATACATAGTAATGAACAAAGCAAGAAATGAATTCATTAAGAATCTTGCTCTTTCATTGAAAGGCAATAGCCTAATTCTGTTTCAATTTGTTGAGAAACACGGTAAAGAATTGTATGCCAACATCAAAGAAGCCGCAGGAAAAAGACAAGTGTTTTTTGTCTTTGGTGGAACTGATGTTGAGATTCGTGAGTCAGTTAGGGCAATCACTGAAAAAGAAAATGATGCCATTATTGTTGCTTCTTATGGCACTTTTTCTACTGGCGTCAACATTCGCAATCTCCATAATATTATCTTTGCTTCTCCTTCAAAGTCTCGTATTCGGAATCTTCAATCTATAGGTAGAGGTTTACGAATAGGTGAAAACAAAGAAAAGGCAGTATTGTTTGATATATCAGATGATTTCAGAATAGGTAAACATGCCAATTACACATTGCAACATTTCATAGAGCGTGTTAAAATATACGATGACGAAAAATTTAATTACAAATTCTACAACATTGACCTCAAAACCTGATAATCTAAATGTCAAGATAGTCCGTCTAGTTACGGGAGAAGATGTTCTTGCTGATTTTATTGAAGACTCTTCTGATGGTACAGCATTGCTTTCAAACCCAATGCGTCTTGTCTTTAAGAGAATGCCTACAGGACAAAATGCAATGCATATAAGTCCTTGGTTACCAATTGAATTGATTGAAGAGAATATTGCTCAAATACATTGTGCTGATATTCTTACAGTTGTGAACCCAAAAGAAGAACTCGTTGACCACTACAATACCATTGTTGATAGTGAGCAGAATCGTTTGATTCTGCAAGATGAACAAATCAGATATGCTTTAAATAGGTTGAGAGAAGAAGAGATTGAAGAATATGATGAGATGGTATCAGAGGTCCTAAAGAACAATCCAATACATTAACTTCAAACGGAACACAGTTAGTATACTGCATTGATGACAATCTTGTCAAGTGAAATTTTATAATATTACCAGGAAAACATTATGGCCGCAAACCCAAAACACTATGTAAACAATGCCGACTTTCTACAGGCAATCATAGAGTATCGTCTGAAGGTCAAAGAAGCCAAAGAGACCGATAAAGAAAAACCTAGACTGTCAAACTACATTGGTGCATGTTTCTTGAAGATTGCAGAACATCTATCAAGAAAACCTAACTTCATATCATACTCATTCAGAGAAGAGATGATTTCTGATGGTATAGAAAACTGTATTCAGTATGTTGATAACTTTGATCCTGACAAGTCTAAGAACCCATTTGCTTACTTCACTCAAATCATTTACTTTGCTTTCTTACGGCGAATTATGAAAGAGAAGAAACAACTCTATGTGAAGTACAAAGCAACTGAACAATTTGGAATCATGGAAGATGAGTACGATGAAGACACTGGTACAAGCAGACCATTCATACTCTACGATAACATTTCCGAATTCATTCAGAACTTTGAAGAAAGCAAGAAAAAGAAGAAAGACAAGTCAGCCAATAAAGGCATAGAGAAATTCATTGAGCCTGAAGAAATGTTATTGGAAGACATTGAAACGATACCGCTAGAAGAGGTAGAGGCAATCTTAAAAGAATCAGAAAAAAGTTCTTGACACCTTTGTCATTTTTTGTTATAATGTGAGACTATGAAAATTGCACTCATAAATGATACGCACTTCGGTGCCCGTGGAGACAGTCATGTCTTCAATGACTTCTTCTTCAAGTTTTGGGAAAACACATTCTTTCCATACCTAAAAGAACACAACATCAAAACATGTATTCATTTGGGTGATGTTGTTGACCGCCGTAAGTTTATCAATCACAATATTGCATCTGACTTTCAGAATCGTTTCATGCGTAGATTCTGGGAAGAAGGCATTGACACACACATCTTGATTGGTAATCACGACACCTACTTCAAGAACACAAACAAAGTAAACGCAATTCAAAATCTCTGCACTTCATATGATGGTGTGAATGAGCCATTCATCTATGATGACCCTAAAGTAGTTTCATTCGATGGTGTTGATATTCTATTGATGCCATGGATATGTGAAGAGAACTATGATAGAAGTATGGCTCTTTTGAAAGATGCTAAAGTACAATTAGTCTTTGGTCATTTTGAAATCTCTGGCTTTGAAATGGACCGTGGCAATGTGTGCCATGAAGGTCTGAACAGAGATGTGTTTGATAGATTCGATATGGTATTGTCTGGACACTTTCATCACAAGTCTTCAGATGGTGTTGTACACTATCTTGGTAATCAGTATGAGATTACTTGGGCTGACTACAATGACACAAGAGGATTTCATATCTTTGATACAGAGACTCGTCAAATAGAATTCATTTCGAATCCATATAAGATGTTCTTCAAGATTGTCTATGATGACAGTGAACATGATTTTGAATATTGGAAAAAGTATGACTACTCACAATATCAAGGTACACATGTCAAAGTTATTGTAGTTAATAAGCAGAACCCATATCTGTTTGATACTGTGATTGACAATCTTTACAAAGCAGGTCTAGCTGATATCTCTGTTGTTGAAGATTTCACTGAGATAATTATTGAAGATGATAAAGACATTGTAGACCAAGCAGAAGATACAATGACAATTCTTTCCAAATACATTGACAATTTAGAACTCAATGTTGACAATGAGAAACTGAAAACATTCATGCGTGAACTTTATGTTGAAGCCTTGAATACAGAAAATATAGAATGATAATTTTTCGTAAACTTAGATATAAAAACTTCATCTCAACTGGCAATCATTTCACAGAGATTCGTTTTGATGAATTTGAAAACACACTAGTTGTTGGTGCAAATGGTTCTGGTAAAAGCACAATGCTTGATGGCGTGTGCTTTGCTTTGTTTGGTAAACCGTTTCGTAAAATCAACAAGCCGCAACTGTTGAATTCAATCAATGCTAAAGAATGTGTTGTAGAAGTTGAATTCGATACAGGCAACAAGTCGTTCAAAATTATTCGTGGTATCAAACCGAATGTGTTTGAAATCTATCAGAATGGTGAACTGCTGAACCAAGATGCCGCCGCAAGAGACTATCAAGACTTTCTTGAGAAATTCATTCTCAAATTGAATTACAAATCTTTCACACAGATTGTTCTTCTTGGTTCAGCATCGTTCACTCCTTTCATGCAGTTGAGTGCAAATGACCGTAGAGCAATCATTGAAGACTTGCTAGACATTCAGATTTTCTCTGCTATGAATGGTATTGTTAGGTTAAAGTTATCTGAGAACAGGCAAGGTCTTTCAGATAGTAAGTTGTTAATCGAATCATCAAATGAAAAGATTGCTATGCAAGAGAAATTTATTGCAAGCATGAAACAGAACAATGAAGACAAGGTGACTGAATATGCTAAAGAGATACAGAGCCATCAGAGTACTATACAAACCCTACATGGAGAAGTTGCTAACCTCTCCGTACAAGTCGAAACGCATCAAGCAGTTTTGGCAGATAAGATTGTGGTGGAAGATAAACTCAAGAAAATTACAAAACTTGAATCGCAAATTGAAAGCACAG